TTGCAAATAATGGTGGACAAGATTTTGGAACGTTAAATTGGAAAGCGCCTACATTAAATCAATCAACTTTAATTAACTCTCCAACTTTTACAACTAATCAAGGATTTCAAGGTAATGGAACAAGTAGTTATATTGATACCAATTTTAATGCGGTTACTCAAGGAGTTAATTATGTTCAGGATGATGCAAGTAGATATTTATATTTATATACCGCAAGTGGAACTGGAGCTTTAGATGGTAAATCAGTTGTTTCTATTAATAATATGACAAGAGCTTCTACTGGTAATCAAAGAATTAATCAAGGTGCAACTGGATTGACTGGTGGTTCATTTAATTTTACAGCTATTCAAGAAATGAAATCAATACATCGTACAAATTCTACAAACGTAGAGTTGTTTAATGCTACAACGCAAACAAGTAGAACAGCAACATCGGCAAGTATGAATAGTAATAATCAATTTGTTTTACGTTCTGGTGCAGTATATGGAGCACATACAATATCAATGTATGCAAATGGTGCTTCTTTGGTAGCTGAAAATACAGATTTTGTAAATGCGTTTAACACTTATATAACTTCTTTATAATATGTTAGTACTACACCCAAATACAGAACAATATACCGCTTTGAATGGGTATAAAAACAACGCTTCTGAGTTACTATTTGTAAAAGATGGTAGCAATAGGTGGATAGTTGGCCTTGAAGTTCTAAAAGATTCTAATTTTTTAGAAATTTATGACCAACTTAATGAGTTAGAACGTATTGAATACACACCTATTGTATAGGAAATATAAAAAATTAACAATTAAATTAAATAAAATGGAAGTAGTAAAACAAATTACACAAGAACAATTAGAATTAATTTCAGGTCAGCACAAAGAATTAAACGATGCATTGGCTAATATAGGTTTATATGAGTCTCAAAAACATGCTATTCTACATAGATTAGCAGACATAAATAGAGCCATCGAAGAAACAAAAAATAAACTTCAAGAAGAATACGGGGCTATTAATATAAATTTAGCGGATGGATCTTATACTGAAATCAAACAAGAAGAGGTATAATGGATTCAGTAGTTAGAAAAATAAGTATAGGCACTAATTATAAAGATGATGCGATGCATTATTCCGTGGGTCAAGAGGTTTATGGGGGGCATCGTATATCCTATATACTATTAGATCATTCTGATAATTCTTACAATATTTATATAAAGAAGGAAGAAGAAGTGATGCCTTGGAAAAAGTTCAATTGCAATATGGCAATTTCGGTTGAATATGATTTAGAGTATTAATGAACATGACAGCTGTATTCGATTTTATAATCAAACCAGTAGGGTCTAGATATAATAATAGCGTTGATATTGACGGTAAACAACTTATTGTAAACACAAGAATAGAAAGCTTTAAATCAGTTAACAAATTGGCAGAAGTGGTTTCAATACCATTAGCTATAGAAACTGATATAAAAGTTGGAGATATTATTGTAATACATCATAATGTGTTTAGAAGATTCTACGATATTAAAGGCAGACAAAAGAACAGTAGATCTTATTTTAAAGAGGATTTATATTTTTGTGCACCTGATCAGATATACTTATATAAACGGGATAACGAATGGCAATCTTTTGGAGATCGTTGTTTTGTAAAACCCGTAAAGAATAAAGACCAATTTAAGATGTCAAAAGAACAAAAGCATATTGGAATACTAAAATATGGTAATGACTCTTTAAACAAGCTTAAAATCAATCCTGGTGATCTTGTAGGGTTCAAACCTTTTGGAGAGTTTGAATTTATAATAGATGGCCAGAGATTATATTGTATGAAATCTAATGATATTGTAATTAAATATGAATATAAAGGAGACGAAGCAACAGATAATCCAAGCTGGGCACAAAGCAGTATTGGAATTAATAAAAGTAGCGGAGGAAGCAATTCTTGATAATGGCGAAGATGATTTATCAGCCGATAAATTGAAGAATGCAGCGGCTACAAAAAAGTTAGCTATATTTGATGCGTTTGAAATATTAAGCAGGATTCAAGAAGAAGAAAGAATGATAGAGGAATCCGAAAAGCAAACAGAAACAAAAGTGTTTAAAGGTTTTGCAGAGGGGAGGTCTAAATAATGTACGAACAAAATTTATACCAAATACTTGACAACCATATAAAACCAAGTGTAATAAAACAAAAAAACCGATTTAATAAATGGGAGTACGGATATAACAAAGAGCATGATGTTGTTGTTATAAGTCGCACTGGTAAGATTGGTGAAATATATGAAATACAGAATCTTAAAATAGCTTTGCCTTTTATAGAGAAAGCTTATAAACGATCTGACAAGAAAGAAGAACAATATTGGGAACAATCAGAATTCCCAAAAGAGCTTTCTAGAATTAAAAATGTATTTGATTGGAATAAATATCCAGACGTGTTTAAGGAACGTTGGTACGATTATATTGACCAAGAGTTTAAACATAGAGAAGAAGGTTTTGGATTTTATAATAATGGAAAACCCACATATATAACAGGTACACACTATATGTACTTGCAGTGGAGCAAGATAGATGTAGGTGCTCCCGATTTTAGAGAGTCTAATAGACTTTTCTTTATATTTTGGGAAGCTTGTAAAGCAGATGATAGATGTTATGGAATGTGCTATTTAAAGAATAGACGTTCTGGATTTTCATTCATGTCCTCTGCGGAATTAGTTAATCAAGCAACAATATCTAGTGATGCCCGTTTTGGTATATTATCAAAGTCTGGAGCCGATGCTAAAAAGATGTTTACTGATAAGGTTGTTCCTATATCAATAAACTATCCTTTCTTTTTTAAACCTATCCAAGATGGTATGGATAGACCTAAAACAGAATTAGCATATAGAATACCGGCGTCTAAACTTACGCGTAAGAAATTAGATACAAATGAGAAACTAGAAGAGCTTGATGGATTAGATACAACAATTGACTGGAAAAATACCGGAGACAATAGTTATGATGGTGAGAAGTTAAAACTTCTAGCACATGACGAAAGTGGTAAATGGGAAAGACCAGACAATATATTAAATAACTGGAGAGTTACAAAAACATGTTTAAGATTAGGGTCCAAGATCATAGGTAAATGTATGATGGGTTCTACTTCGAATGCATTAGATAAAGGAGGAGAAAACTTTAAGAAACTTTATTACAATTCAGATGTTACAAAAAGAAACCGCAATGGACAGACTAGCTCAGGACTATATAGTTTGTTCATACCTATGGAATGGTCGTACGAGGGATTCATTGATACTCATGGCTTACCTGTCTTCGACACTCCAGAAAAACCGATAAAAGGTGTTGATGGTAAATGGATTGATGCGGGAGTTATCGAACACTGGCAAAATGAGGTTGAAGGCTTAAAATCTGACTCTGACGCTTTAAACGAATACTATAGACAGTTTCCAAGAACAGAACAGCATGCTTTTAGAGATGAGGCTAAACAAGCTTTATTTAATCTTACTAAGATATATGAGCAGATTGACTACAACGACGATTTAAGACATTCTAGTGTATTAACAAGAGGTAGTTTTCAATGGGAGAATGGGATACAAGATTCTAGGGTTATGTTCTATCCAAATAAAGACGGTAGATTCCTTATTAGCTGGGTTCCCGATAAATTCTTACAAAACCGCGTAATAATAAAAGATGGTATGAAATATCCAGGTAATGAGCACTGCGGTGCCTTTGGTTGTGATAGTTACGATATATCAGGAACAGTAGATTCTAGAGGATCTAATGGTTCATTACACGGACTTACTAAGTTTACAATGGAAAACATACCTGTTAATCACTTTTTTTTAGAATATATTGCTAGACCACAAACAGCTGAGATATTTTTTGAAGAAGTATTAATGGCTTGCGTATTTTACGGAATGCCTATACTTGCAGAGAATAACAAAGCTAGGCTTTTGTATTATTTCAAGAGAAGAGGTTATAGAGGTTTTTCAATGAATCGTCCGGATAAAACGTGGAATAAATTATCACCAACAGAAAAAGAGATTGGAGGTATACCTAATTCAGGACAGGATATTATACAAGCACATGCTGCTGCTATAGAAACATATATTGAGAATCATGTTGGTATTCAAGGAGATAATTGGGGATCCATGTATTTCCAACGTACCTTGAATGATTGGGCTCGATTTGATATTAGCAATAGAACAAAGCATGATGCATCTATTAGTTCTGGATTAGCAATAATGGCGTGTAATAAACACATGTATTCTCCTGTATATGAAACGACTAAACAGTCAATTCCACTAAACTTTAAGAAATACGACAATAACGGCAATACTTCAAAAATAATACGATAAATGATTTATACTAACAGTAATAGTTCTTTCCCAAGCCAGGTAGTACCTGATAGCGTAAAAGAGTCTCTAGAATATGGAGCTTTAGTAGGTAGAGCTATTGAAAACGAATGGTTTAGGGGAGACAGAGTAGGAGGAGCGGGAAACGATAGGTTTGGCTCTAACTGGCAAAACTTTCACAGATTAAGACTTTACGCTAGAGGCGAACAACCAATGCAAAAATACAAAGATGAATTATCCATTAATGGAGATTTGTCTTATCTTAATTTAGATTGGAAACCTATACCGATATTAGCTAAATTTGTGGACATCGTAGTAAATGGTATATCTAACAAGAGTTACAAAGTAAAAGCTTATGCTCAAGATCCAGCTTCTACAAAAGCAAAAACTGATTATGCCGCTGGTATACTTAGAGATATGATGGCTAAAGATCTATTAGATGAAATACAAAACAAATTAGGTTCAAACTTATATAACTCATCGGATCCAAGCAACTTGCCAGAGAGCAAAGAAGAATTGGAAATGAGATTGCAGTTAGATTATAAGCCATCGATAGAAATAGCAGAGGAAGAAGTTATTAATCAAGTATTGGCTACTAATAAATATGATTTAATAGCTAAGAGGTTAAACTACGATCTTACGGTAATTGGTATCGGATGTGCTAAAACGTCATGGAATCCTGCTAATGGAATTGTTATTGATTATGTAGATCCAGCTTGTTTGGTTTATTCTTATACAGAAGATCCAAACTTTGAAGATGTTTATTATGTTGGAGAAGTAAAAGCTATAAGTCTTGAAGAATTAAAAAAACAATTTCCTCAATTATCAGAAGATGAATTAAAGAGGATAGAAAAATATCCTGGAGATATGAATTATATTCGTAACTATCCAGGTCAAAGCAATGATAATACAACAGTACAAGTACTATATTTTGAGTATAAGACATATTCAAACCAAGTATTTAAAATAAAACAAACAGAACAAGGGTTAGAAAAAGCTATTCAAAAAGATGATAGTTTTGATCCACCTGAGAATGATAATTTCAAAAGAGTTTCTAGAAGTATAGAGGTATTATATTCTGGAGCTAAAATTCTAGGCTACGAACAAATGTTAGAATGGAAATTAGCTGAGAATATGACACGTCCTTATGCTGATACGACTAAGGTACAGATGAATTATACTATCTGTGCGCCAAGAATATATAAAGGAAGAATAGAATCATTAGTTAGCAGAACAATCACGTTTGCTGATATGATACAACTAACGCATCTTAAATTGCAACAGGTGTTATCTAGAATGGTTCCAGATGGAGTATTCGTCGATGTTGACGGATTAGCTGAAGTTGATTTAGGTAACGGCACAAACTATAATCCAGCGGAAGCTCTTAATATGTATTTCCAAACGGGGTCTATTGTAGGTAGATCAATGTCTCAAGACGGAGGTGTTAATCAAGGTAAAGTTCCTATTGTAGAATTACAATCATCAAACGGGAATGCTAAGATCCAAGCTTTGATAGGTACTTATCAATATTATTTACAAATGATACGTGATGTTACCGGTCTTAATGAAGCTAGAGATGGAAGTACTCCAGATAGAGATGCTTTAGTAGGATTACAAAAGATGGCGGCTGCAAATTCAAATACTGCAACAAGGCACATAAAAGACGCGAGTTTATATTTAACATTAAGAACATGCGAAAACATTTCGTTACGCGTTAATGATTCTTTAAACTTTCCATTGACTAAGCAGTCTTTAATAGAGAGCATTTCGTTATTTAATGTTGAAACTTTAAAAGAGATTGAAAATCTTAACTTACATGACTTTGGTATATTCCTTGAATTAGAACCAGAGGAAGAAGAAAAAGCGGCTTTCGAAAAGAATGTACAGATAGCTTTACAGTCTGGAGGAATAGATTTAGAAGATGTTATTGACTTAAACAGAATTAATAACATTGACTTAGCTAATCAAGCTCTTAAATATAAAAGAAGAAAGAAACAAGAAAGAGATCAAGCTGTTCAACAAGCTAACATTAAAGCACAAGGAGAAGCTCAAGCTCAAGCATCTGAAGCGGCTGCTATGGCAGAGGTACAAAAGAGAGAAGCAATTGCTCAAACTGAAATTCAAATATTACAAGCAAAAGCTAATTTGGAATTACAAAGAATGCAACAAGAATTACAGAATAAAAAAATATTGTTAGCAGAGCAATTCAAGTATGATTTTGAATTAGGTAAAATGCAAGTAGATATTGCTAATGAAAAGTTAAGTCAAGCAGAAGATCGTAAAGACCAGAGAACTAAGATACAAGCAACACAACAATCAGAGTTAATTGAACAAAGAAAGAATAATACTTTGCCAAAAAACTTTGAAGATCAAGGGGCTAGTGAGTTTGATTTAGCTCTTATGTAAAAAAAAAATATTAACCAATTTTATATTATTATATTATGTCAGAGAACGTAAAACAAGAAGGAAGTTTTAAAATGCAAAAACCAAAACCTGCTGCAAGAAAATTAAACAAACCTGTAGAGGTTACAAAAATTGATTTAAGAACACCTAAAGAAAATACTGATGCCATTCAAGAGCAAGTCACAAATGAAAGCGTGCTACAGTCAGAACAGCCCCAAATGGGATTGCAAGAAGTGGAGCAAGGAAACGCCAAACAAGAAGTCGTTACCATTAAAATTGAAAACGAAAAAGAAGTAACGGAAATTAATCAACAACCTGTTGCGGTTATACAAGAAATCTCGAATGAAGAAATAAACGCTTCATCTGCAGAACTTGAAGCTGAAGCTGTTGAAGCATTCAATGAGCTAGAGAAAACCGGAAGACAATTACCGGAGAACATCGAAAAGCTTGTATCTTTTATGGAGGACACAGGTGGTACCGTTGAAGACTACGTTAGATTGAATGCAGATTATTCAAATATTAATAATGAAGTATTATTAAAAGAATATTATAAAAAAACTAGACCTCATCTTAATGAAGAAGAAATTGAATTCCTAATGGAAGACAGATTCTCTTATGATGAAGATGATGACGATGAGCGAGATATCCGTAAAAAGAAACTCGCATTTAAAGAAGAAGTTGCAAAAGCTAAGGGGTTTTTAGAAGATCTAAAAAGTAAATATTATGAGGAAGTTAAGTTACGACCTAGTATAAATAAGGATCAACAAAAAGCACTTGACTTTTTCAATAGATACCAAACAGAGCAGGAAATTGTGGAAACACAACATTCTAAATTTAAGAGCGACACAAAGAATTTTTTCTCTCAAGATTTCAAAGGTTTTGATTTCAAATTGGGTGAAAAGAATTTTAGATATGGAGTTCAAAATACAGAAGTTGTGGCAGATAAACAATCAAACATTACCAATCTAGTCAAGAGGTTCTTGAACGATAAAGGGGAGGTTACAGATTTGAAAGGTTATCACAAAGCAAT